TATCCTTGAATAACCTTATGTCTTAACTCTGCACCATCAGCCGCACCAGCCCATTCACTCAGATTATTCCAAATTACTACAAAGTCGGAACTTTTGCATAACTTCTGATGGTTTGTAAGCCATATAGACATTTGCTGATGACGTTCACTTGGGTTGTGTACTGTATAAGCTATTGCATAAAACTCTCTAACACTACAGAGGTCTTGTCCTGTAGATTGAAGCGAGAGAATTAAAACAAGTGCTACTAGCCATCTCACGGATACGCCCAAATAATGATGTAACTACAGAAAACAACAAAAGCTGAAATACAAGCTGCGGCAATGAATGCAAACAGCCAGTCTTTCATTTATTGCTCCACAGGAGCAGGTTGTTGTTGACGCAATGCTTGTTCTTGAAGCAAGGCAGCAAGCTCATCCTGACCAACAATTGCTTCTTCTTGTGTTTGAACAGTAGGTTGCTCTGCCGCAGCCATTCGTGGGCCTAGTCGAGCAGTTGTTCCAACCATCCATTTAGCAACAGGGTTAGAGTTCTCCATTTTCGTCAAATCTGACAAAACATTTGCAGACCTTGGGCTTAAAGCCGCAGTCTTCAAGAATTGAGCGCCTTCAGGAGTAAGCAAAGCCTTCATCAACTGGTCTTCGTTCAAGCCACCCTTGGTAAAAGAGTTAACAATATCCAAACCAAGTTGACCAATCTTAGATGTTGCATAACCACCCGCAGCACCCAAAACAGCAGATGCCTCACGAACAGTCTCACCACCAATAATTGGAGGATTTGTTGGTTGAGCCACACTCATTTTGCGTGTCATCAACTCAGCATCCTTCATGCGATTTCCAAACTCTGTTGCATTAGTCCCCAAGGCAGTAGCCAAAGCGTCCCTGTCTACAGTATTAAGACCACGCCAGTTCTTAGCCATTAACTCTAGATTAACAGTCTCTACGCCAGTAGCATTTGGTGTTTTAGCTTTACTTACGAAGTCATCAAACACTTGCTTATCAAGGACAGATAAAGCCGCAGAATCGGTATTATCAATCCAAGAACGCATTGTTGCCCTTTGATTAGGAGTCAATGCCTTGTAGGTAACCAAAAGTTCTTCAGGAGACACTTCTGCAAGTGTTTTGTTTTGCAGATAAGCTGGCATACCCTGAGAGATTGCTTCACGATAAGCGGTGCTTGACTTCTCAACACGATTACGGGCTTCTGCCAATAGGTTTAAAGCCGCTTTATCGTTTCCTGACGATGTTTTGATAGCGTTTCTCAAATCGTCTTTCATGCCACCAAAAATAGCAGTAGAGATGATTCGCTCATCAGAGATAGATAAGTCTTTAATCAGGTTGTCTCCAGCAGATGCTTTCTTGCCAAACTCAGACAAAACACCCTGTACTTGCTCAACAGTTCGCTTGTTTGTCATCTCAATAGGGCCAGTAGCACCCCTTAAAGCAACTTGTTCTGGGTTAACAGGAACTTCTGTAACTAAACGATCTTTAATGCCTTGTAGTACTTGAACGGCACGATCTGCATTTGGAGTTGTTTGTGCAGAATATCTAGCAATCAGGTTATCAATGTTTGCCAATGTAGTAGATGGGTCAACCAAAGGAAGGTTTGCACCATAGCCTTTAGCCTTCTCAAATAAACCAGTAGATTTGCTATCTCTGATGGCTTCAAGTTTGTTCTGAATAGCCTGAATAACACCAGTTTTAGCCTGTTCTTGAGTCAAAGTAGCGGCTTTAGGCTCAATACCCAATACGGCCTTCTTGGCAGCGCCTTCATTCAAAGCGGTAATAAGCTCTAGATACTTTGGCGACCTAGAAAGTCTTGCAATGTCAGCGGCAATAACAGGGTCAGATGATGCCTGACCACGAAGCATGAATTCTTCAAAGATGTTTTTGTCGCCTTCAGGTAATAGTGCTTTGTACTCGTTAATCTTGTCTTGTTGACCTTTGGCCCGATAACCGCTAATGCCACCTTTAACCAAGTATGGCAAGGTTTGCATAGTTAGTTGAGCTAATGGGCTTTCAGGGGCGACTTGTTGAGACAATAGACCTAAAGTACCTGCGGTAGTAAATTCAGCACCCGCAGTTCTAACAGGAGTTGATAATCTAAACAAACTACTGCCTGGTGCTACTGCCGACATTACAGCCGCAGGGCCACCAGCCTGACCCATCTGGTACAGACCTTTATAGCCCTCAATTTTCATCAAGTCAGGGCCACCAACATTGTTGATAGCGTTTACCAAACCAACGCTAGACAGAGGATTTGGTTCTTTGTTTTCTTTGATGTAATCGTAAAGGTTTCCCCAACCACCAAGAACGTCAATAACACCTTTAGTAGAACCTTTTAAAAGAGATGTAACAGCCCTTTTAACCTCTTGTAGAGTAGTTGTTTCTTGAGGTTGCTCAAGAACACTACGAACACCACCAGTAACACGACCAGAGCGTCTTTCTCTTTCAGCAATGAGTTCTGCCAAACTATCAGCCATACATTACCCCTTACTGTGGTTGTTGAGCTTGTGCGGCTCTAATTTTTGCATTAAGTTCAGCATCACTCAAGCCAGAATAAGGTCTAGACTGACTAGGTGCAACAGACAATGGAATCTTAGGCTCAAAGCCTTTAAGACCATTTTTATCACGAGCATAATTTTCAAGTCTAATTGTTTCTTTAACAATCTCTTGATTCTTGTTCTGCATGAAAGAAATAAGTTGTCTACGAGCGTTAGGATTTGTCTCAAGTTGAGGAATAAGTCCTTGAATGAACTCACGATCCGCATTAGAAAAGCCAGAACCCAACTTGCCACCAAGTGTTTGCAAGATAACATCACCCGCAACTTTTTGGTATTCCTGACTAGATACAAGTTTATTAGTATCAGAAGGAGCAGCCAAACCAAGAGTTACCAACAAATTGGTAGCGCCAACACGACCAGTTGCAAATTGACCTGTAATCAATTGATTGTCAGGCAATGAAGCAAGTTTGTTAAGTGAATTGATTGTCGAGGTAGCAGTTTCACGCAATGTAATAGCATTATCAACTCGATCAGCATCTTTAGTACCAAGTCGCTTGACGAACTCAGATTCACCTTCTGGCAATTTAAGGCCAAGACTTGTTTTTGCAGTAGTTCTATCAACACCGCCTGTAAATGGAACACGAACTTGTTTGCCAGATTCATCTTTCTTATAGATAAATTGCAAGTCGTTGTTGACATCTAAATAAACAGGTTCTCTTGTGGTTTCTGCAACACCAATTTCCTTGACATTTGGGCCAACTTGTTTAGCTTTATCTGTTAAACGAGCAAGTTCAGTGGCATATTTTTCATCAAATGCAGCAGAACCTTCAGGGCCAGCAGTTAAAGCCAAAGCCGTAGCATTTTTCTGTTCAGGAGTTTTTGTGTCAGGTTTTTCTTTGCTAATCAAATCTGCCAAAGTTCTTTGATAAGTTTGATTAAACTGAGGTGTTCCTTTTTCAGCAACACTTCCAGCAAATGCCAAAGCATTTCGTTGTTCTGGAGTCATCTTTTCAGCCATACGCTGTTGAGCCAAAGCCATTTCACTTTGTGCTTGACGAGCATATTGAGCCAAAGTCATAGCGCCTTGTTGGTCGCCAGCTTGAGCAAGCATTTGAGCGCCTTTTAGGATCGACTCGGGGTTAGTCTGGTCTATTTGTTGGACAATGGCGTTTCTAGTGCTAATTAGCTTCAACTGAGGGTCTTCTATACCCATAGCACCACCAATGGCAGTACCAAGACCTTTAGCGCCAGCATAGGTCATTGCCGCACCACGAGAAGCAGGGTCTAGTTGAGCAAGAGTGATACCCTCATTCAAAGCGCCAACACGTTGTTGCTCACCATACATTTGTGGGGTTAAACCAAATAGACCCGCTACGATATTGTCTGCCATGATGAATCCTTACAAGAATAATCCGAGGTCTTGGCTACCATAATAGTTACCAGTTCCAAATGTTGTTGCTGGTGCGCTCATAGCCGTTGTTGTAGGTGTTGTACCAAACAATCCACCAACCGCCTGACCAAAGGCATTAGAAGCACCTAAACCACCTAATACTGTGGAATAGGGATTAGTTGTTGCCGCAGGACTTGTAGCTAAAGCAGTGCTTAATCTAGCACCATATAATCCCAATTCGCCAGCCTTTGAACCTGCGGTAGCCGCTTGTTGACCAAGAGTTGCTCCCATTTGCAATGGTTGTTGTGCTAATTGCTCCAAGTTTTGGAATTGTCCCAAAGCAGTTGTGTAAGGTGCATAAGCGGCTTGTTGACCACCATAATATTGACCCATAGCTTGCGAACCTTGACCAAGCAATCCTGCCCCATAGAGAACCTGCTGTTGACCCGCTTGTTGAGCGCCAGCCGCCAATTGAGCTTCTTGAGTAGCACGGGCGTTATACAAAGCCTGTAGTTCAGGAGTTGTAGCACCCAAAGTACCACCTTGAGCAACAGCCAAACCACCACGACCTTGTTGTTGTAGCCTGTTTTGCAGATTAGCTAATTCCAACTCTCTGCCTGGTTGCAACAAAGCCATCTGTTGATTCAGATAGTTCTGTGCAACCGCTTCGGGAGATTGAGCAATGTATTGATTACCCAAATTAAACAAGTTTTGAGCGCCAGTTTGCAAAGGAGCAAATTGACCTTGTGCAGCTTCTGCTTGTGCCAAACCTTGATTGCCCAAAGCAACCAAACGATTCTGCGCTTCCAAAACACCTGGGCTTGCCGTATATCCTGCGCTTATCAATTGCCCTGTAACTGGATCAACTTTGAATTCAGATGTGCCAAAACGAGTAGTCATCCCTACTGGTCTAAACTGAGCCGCTTGTTTAGCCGCAGCAGTCTCAGCCTCAATCATCTGTTGTGCTTTTTGAGCCGCTTCACGAGATGTTTGTTGTTGAAGAAGGCCAGCGGCTGTAGTTGCACCACCAGATAACAAAGAACCTATTTGTGTTGCAGTTAAGCCAGCTTTTGTCAGATCAGCAATCTGTGAAGCAGTAAGTGCTGTTGCTCCTAGACCTGCCGCAGTAGTCAATGCACCCGCACCAACACCAGTTGTCAACCCTCCAAGAGTAGAACCAAGAGTGCCACCCAAAAGTGTATTAGCACCTGTTAATCCACCAGCAGTAGTTAATCCTGTTACGCCACCTGCGCCTGTTGTTAAACCAGTAACACCACCTGCACCAGTTAATAAACCAGTACCAGTAGTTGATCCAGTTAAAGCAGTTGCACCTTCGCCAATACCCGCTAAAGCCGCACCGCCAAACAAAGCACCCGCAGTTGCCGCAAACTTCAGAAAGTCTTGAGTGGCATTGACCTTCATTTGCGTACCAGTACGCTCTAAAGTGCCATCTGCCGCATATTGAGTATATCCACCACCGACTTTGTTATCGCTTGCTCGGTATGTGTAAACATTCTCAAGACCGCCAATTTGTTGATCTTGACCATCACCAATAACTCTGTATTTAGGTTGAATAATGGTGTCGCCAAGTTGGACAGTTTGACCATTGGGAACACTTCCCGCCACACGAGCAATCACTTCACCCTCGGAAATACCCAATCCATCAGCTAAGTTCTTTGGAGAAACATTAGCGGTCTTCATAGCCGCAACAATCTGTTGGTCAGTTACGTTAGGTATTGCAGTTAGACTTTCAAGAAAGCCTTTAGGTAAGGCTGCGGGGTTTGCAGTTGTTGCAGAGGCCATAGTTTTTCCTTGATCTGCGCTTGTTTGTCCCTGTGCCTTCAAAGCATTCTGTCTATCAATCTCTTCAAGACGAGCCTTTTCAATAGACCACAATCTGTCAGCTTCAGCCTTTTGTGCAGGAGTTGCAGTTGCATTAAATGCTTGTGATGTAGAGTCATTTCCACCCCTAGCTCTTAACTCACCTAAGTAAGTTAATGCTGTTGGATTAGTAGCGTCATATCCCGCAACATTGGGAGTTAAGGCAACATAATTTCCACCTTCATCTTGCACATATTGACCTGGCCTTGTTACATCAACTTTAGCCATGTTCTGAGCAGAATATGGATTAGCCGCATTAGCCGCATCTACTTGAGCCTGAGTGTCAGGCTTGCCAGGAACACTACGAGCAATGTAGTCTTGAGCATTCCACGAGCCATCTGGATTGATACCAGGCGGCAACCCCAATGATGCGTTGATTTCTGATTGTGTCGCCATGACTATTTTCCTTTACAGATTAGCAGCATCAAGTCGTGCTTTGAGTGAAACAATCATTGCTTGTTGTTCTTGAATAGCCGCAGTCAATGTAGCAACCAAGAAGCTGGTGTCGATGCCTTGTGGCTGAATATTACCTTCAGCATCAACAGCATCTTTTGCACCAGTAACTGCATCTGGTACAACTTCAGCTAATTCGTGAGCAATGAATCCTTGACCTTGCGAGTCGTTTAATTTCCATGTATATGTAACAGGTTTTAATTGAGCAACTTTAGCTAAAGCACCTGTCATCGGTGCAATGTTTTCTTTTAGTCTGTAATCAGATGAAGTTGCATATGTGGTGGTGGTGGAACTTGCAGTAATTGCACCAACACCACTACCAGCAGAAGCAAAACTTATAAAATAAAAAGTTCCAGCGTTGCTTGTAGCGTTCATTCTCTGAATCCATCCGCTACCTGTGTCGTTATACATAGATAGACACTCGCCTGTATTGCGAATATACAACTTAGCACCTTCTGTAACAAAACCAGTATTGCTTGTATTGTTTATACGAACTACGCAACCAGATTCTATACGGGCGGTTTCAACACCATTGTTAGCAAACGCAATTGTGTTAGCAGCTGGAAACCACACGCCTGTATCCGTATCGCCACTTGTCGTTAACGCTGGAAGTGCCGCAGTTCCAGCAGAAAATGTTGCAACACCTGTAGCACCAAGCGTAGTAAACGCACCAGTAGATGGTGTGGTAGCACCAATAGTTCCATTAAGTATTGCGCCCGTTAATGTCAATGCTGTGCCGTTAGTAGTAGCACCAGTAATGCCACCAAATGCACCCGCATTATTGTATTGAACTTGTGTATTAGAGCCACCAGGTGAACCACCACCACTTACTGTCGCAAATGACAAAACACCAGAGCCATTGGTTTGCAAAACTTGTGCGCTTGTTCCATCAGTAGCAGGTAGTGTCCAAGTTACATTGGAAGCAATCGTATCTGGTGCTTTAAACGATACATAGTTTGTGCCGTTATCTGTGTCTTCATACAACTTCAGATTAGAGCCAGCCGTTGAGTTTCCAAGAACATCCAATGCCCCTGTAAACACAGCAGCACCAGTATCACTTAATGTTGCACCAGTAGAGTTCTGAAGCAACTTACCTGTTGTGCTATCAAAACGAGCAAAGGCATTGTCTGTAGAGGATGCAGGGCCAACCACATCGCCCGTACCACCACCACCAGTAGCTGCAATGGTAATTGCACCTGCGGCATTAGTAATCGTCACATTTGTGCCAGCAGTTAGAGTCGCTTTGGTTAACGTGTTACCAGTAGAGTTACCAATCAACAGTTGACCATCTGTGTAGCTTGTCTGTCCTGTACCACCATTGGCAACAGGAAGTGTTCCTGTCACACCAGTAGACAAAGGTAAACCAGTTGCATTGGTCAATGTGCCACTTGTAGGTGTTCCCAATATAGGAGTTACAAGTGTTGGGCTTGTTGACAAAACATTGTTGCCAGAACCAGTAGAAGTAGTTACACCAGTACCGCCATTCAAAACTGGCAGAGTACCTGTCACACCTGTTGATAATGGTAATCCAGTTAAGTTGGTTGCAACGCCACTAGCGGGTGTACCCAAAGCAGGAGTCACCAACGTAGGTGAGGTAGCAAAGACCAAAGACCCTGTACCCGTCTCATCAGATACAGCCGCAAGTAAATTAGCACTTGATGGAGTACCTAAGAAGGTTGCTACGCCTGTTCCAAGACCAGAAACACCAGTGCTGATAGGCAAGCCAGTAGCATTGGTTAAAGTGGCACTAGCGGGTGTTCCTAGAACTGGAGTAACTAGAGTTGGTGATGTTGCAAACACCGCAGAGCCAGTGCCTGTTTCGTCAGTTAGTGCCGCAATTAAGTTTGCAGAAGTAAATGATCCTAAAGACGTTGCATTGCCAACTGAAGTGACTGCGCCTGTTAAATTGGCGTTGGTCACAACTGTGGCAACATTACCAACTGAGGTTACGCCACCTGTTAGGTTAGCGTTAGTCGTTACATTGCCAGCAGTTAAGCCAGATGCCGTTCCTGTGATGTTTGTACCAACAAGTGCAGAGGGCGTTCCCAATGCGGGAGTCACAAGTGTTGGCGAGTTTGACAACACTACATTGCCTGTACCTGTTGAGCTAGTTACACCAGTACCACCTTGAGCAACTGTTAAAGCTGTTGTAAGGCCAGTAATAGAAGTAATGTCAGAGTTTGCACCACTAGCGGCTGCACTTAAATTAGTTCTTGCATTAGCGGCTGTAGAAGCACCTGTACCGCCATCAGCCACAGCCAAGTCGGTAATACCAGTAATCGTACCGCCAGTAATTGCGGCAGAAGCATTGTCTGTCTTTGTCGCAACAGCAGTGGCAATATTGTTGAACTCTGTATCAATCTCAGTACCTTTGACAATCTTTAAAGGATTGCCAGGCGACAGATTATCTTTTGATGCAAAGTTAGTGGTTTTTGTGTAATTACTCACGATATTTCTCCTTAGCCCATTTTTCCGTCTTTGGCTTGAATCTCAATCTTTTGCAAAGAAAAAGACACGCCTTTAATCGTTGTTTCATACCCTGTCTGGACAATCTTTCCAGCACCAGAAGCATTTGCTGATAGCGTCTTGATTGGCACACCACCTGTGTATTCAGCAATGTTGTATTCAGCAGTGCCGTACTCATAACTGGTTTGTGAGGGGATATAGACGTTCTCGGCTCGATAAGAACCCGAGTAGTCAAATCCCCAATTGATTGCAAGGTACTGATCTGATCCACCAATCACAATGGCAGTGACAGACTTCAGAATGGAAATCTGATTAGGGTTTCCTAAGTCAGCATTGTTTGTGTAGTACGCAAATCGGTACGTTAATGTGTCATCAAGATAAGTTCCATACTTACCGATATACCCATTTTTACCAATGTACAAGTCGCCATTACGCAATGAACGCAAAGCAGTAGGAGCAATTGAGTCCCATTTGGTGACCCTCGATGCACCATCTTGCAAAGACTGCTTGGTATCAAAACAATAGACTTGGAATGAAGCTGGCAGAACGAGCAAATAAAACGCTTCTTTTTCTGAATAAACAGACTTTAGATTAGCCAGTGTTTCGCTTGCTAAAGATGATGCAAGGTCAAAACGCACATTCTTGGATAAGTCTCTCAGGGGTGCAGACTTCTCTTGAATAGTCCTCATCAATGAGCGAACACCTGAGTCAGACAAGAAAATCACATCAGAGCCAACGCTTTGAATCGTGTCCCTTGATATGCAACCAATCGAGCCAATTGTGTCGCTTAGAACAATAGCTGCTGGTGTAGAAGCACCAGAGTAAACAAGAATCTGTCGTTTACCAAAGATAAATAAGAAATCATTGTGCGCTGCCAACCCCATGATCTCATCAGCACCATTGGGCCAGACCCGAGAAACATCCAGTGAGCCTGAAGTTCCTCCACCCCATACATGACCTGCAATCAGGTCAGAGAAGCTGATAGTGACCTTATCTGATGATGTATTGGCAACCCACAAGCGACCAAATGCAGATAGGCAGATATTGGCTTGGGGGACTGTTGCCACATAGCCAGACTTCTCAGAGACTCTGCGATAAGTGCTAGTGCTTACCGCTGGGTCATAGATCAGTGGGTCATGGCCTGTTTGGAAAAAGTATGCAATGCCATTCAAAGATGCAGTTTGCCAATTACTTGCCGTAATAGTGGGAGCAGACCCGCCCCCACCATAGGTCAACTCAGTCACCGCATTAGAAGTGCCAAGTTTGAATAGTTTGTTGTTGCCAGCGAATAGGACTGTCAAAGTTCCATCAGTCTGAACTAACTCATGGATCACACCAACGTCATTAGCACCTAGATTGCCAGAAGATGAGTTAACCCTTGACCAACCTTTTCTAGCACCAATACGACCATACTGATCCAAGATGCAGTTAGTTGCAACCAAAGCAAAGCCAGCCCCTAAATCAAGGGGCGAGTCTTCAGTATTCAGGCCATAAAAGCCTGGTGCTGAAAGACTGTAACTTTGTAAAGGTTTAGACATTACACGGGTTCAAAGTTGTTTTCTACATAGCGAGTGCCTTCAAGTGCAATGGCATCTGAGAGCATTCCCCTGAATAAAGCATAGGCTTCGGAAGAGGCAGTTCCCCCATCCTCGCCACGCTCAATCAAAGCCCTTGCATAAGCACTTTGAGCAACCAAATAATCTAAAACTTTCACAGATGTAGCATCTGATGACAGAGTTGCTTGCGGTACAGCCAAATCAAACATGACTGTATAGACCCCATTAGGAATTGGAAATAACTCTACTTTAGTGTCTCCACTAGAGTCAACACCATCAAAAGTAAACTCAGAAGGTATGCC